GTACGTATGTTATACGTACGTATACGGTGGATAAACTTATTACTATCCACCATTACGCATTATGTAATGAATTAACTAATATATGACTATTCAAGTTTAAAATATTTGTAATGATCTCGAGTTTTAACATCATCACCAGGAAACCACAAGTTAACATGATTTTCGTCACCGTAAGGACTACAACCATACTCACTCAACATAAATAACCTGGCTTTATGTAAAACAGATTCAAAATCGATATTAAAATAATGAATTGAAAGTGCTTTTAAATCATCATGGTCGAATACTGTTCTAAATTTTGAGCAATAGTTTTTAATTATTTTAATAAGAGTTTTATTAAAAGGACTAATGTATAAAAGAGATAATGCCCGGCCAACCATAAGATCATGATTCCTCAACTTTCTTTTCCTATAAAAAGATATAGTGTCAATTATATCACAATTTTCTCTTGAAGGAAGGCCATAGAGACTACGCCACTTAAGAAATCCAGGAGTTCCCTTTATTATACTTGAATCGGTGAAGCCAGAAGATGATTCAGTCTTTAAAGTCATCCCAAATAAAATAAGACTTGCAGAAATAATATTATCTATATTTATATTATTATCATTGGAGCTCATTATAGTATCATCCCCATAAAACTTCTTAAACTCGAAATTTATACTAAGTTCTTTTTCTAAATAACTAAAATTAATAAAATTTATAATAGTATTAATAATACTAGTGAAAGGGTGACCAGTAGCTACACCTTTACTAATTTTATAGACTATTCCTCCATCGCCAACTATCCTTTTAATCATAAAAGATGATAACAGAAAGAGAAACATATTGTCAATATATTTACTTCTTGGGAAAGACGATCTACAAATAGCGAAAGCTAATACAATTTGACCTTGACCAATTGATTGATCATATTTAGACCAGTCAAAACTAAAAGTTTGTTTATATTTCTTACATTTATCTATAAGTTTTCTAAATTTACCTAAATTCACGTCGCTTCCTAAATGTAAAGGATATGAAAAGTCATTAAGGTTTATTAACTTAAGACCATCTGTAATCGGTCTGGCGAATACTTGGCAAATTTGAGACACAACCATTTCAGGACTAAGAACAGCTCTTGATCTTATTTCACAATCGCCATCCTCATTAGGTTTATGAAGCCTCTCTCGTCCACCGACGTTCCATAATGATGTATCAGGTGTGAACTTTTCATAAATTTTATTGAACAACTTGTAACTAATCTCACAAACCGAAGTGAATGCGTCTTTTTTCGTTTTACCATATAATTTAGAACAAAAGAAGCCCGAATCTGAATATGGATTAATACCTTGACTGAATACCTCGTTTGAACTCGGGATTCTGTCAACAGTTGGAAATTTTAATTTAGAAATTTCACCTTTAATCTTAGAATAAAACTGCCAGTGATTCAAGTCATTACCTGGTTTTAGACCGAATTTCTCAATATCTGTCTTATTTGTATGCCATGATCCGGTAGCATAAAATCCGTTCATATTCGAGTTATCCAACCATTCAATTTCTTCAGAATAAATACTAGAAATCATCTCAGGATCTGAGAATTTAAAGCGCTGATTGGGACACTTAGTTTTTGGTAGCGCAAAGCCGTCAATAGTTAAGTAATCTCCTAGTTTAACACCTAATACTTGTTTAGATGTTTTAATAAATTCAGGCTCATTTCTATATTTTAAAAG